CTCGAGCGGTGCTTCTACCGGGTTAAGAGCGGCGGGTGCAAAGACCTTGATCCCGGATGTGGCGATGCGAAAGGTGTGCAGCCCCGGCAATGTCGGTTGGCCACGCATCTTCATGATTTCCATCTTGCGCACCATCGAGTTGCGCTGAACGCTCTGTCGCAGCCAGATCAGGCCGTCAGCCACGGTGAAAATTGGGTTAGTATCGGTTTCGGTGAAGTATTCACCAATTAGGAAGGTCGTCGCCTGCCATGTGGTCATTAACATGCCCAATTGCTGAACAAATTGCGGCAGATTGTTGTTGGGGTTGTCTTGGGTCTGGCTCGCCAGTACTACGGAGCGGAATGAGTCGACAAATACTAGCGACGGAGAGTAAGCCTCTACTTCGCTTACTATTCGTCGTAGAACTTCGTCCAGATCCCCGGCGAGGGTGTCGTCGGCCAAGTTGATGTAGCGGATCGACTGGTTGATCGCTTCGCTGTCGAAAAAGTCGAATTGCTGCTGATAACGCAACATCTTCAGCGGCGGCTCACCGAGCACCGTAAAAAAAAGCGCTGGCCGCTCGGGTGTCGCTAGGGCGAACATCATCTGATGCGCCAAGGTGGTTTTGCCGCAGCCAGGCGGGCCTGCAATCAGGTTGAACGAAAATTCCGGCAGTCCTCCACCCAGCACCTCGTCCAATCCTGGCACGCCGGTGGCCAGGCGGTTGATAGTCACTTTGGTGTTCATGGCGAAGTTTCCTGCGAAAGGGTGTCGCTCAAAGAAGGTTCCCACACGTCACGAAGCAAACGTGCGGTGAGCGAGGGCCCGATTAGCGTAGTCAGTAGCTCGTAAAAGGTAGTCAGCCACATCTCACCGAAAAACAGCGCATCGCCTTCACTTTGCTCAACGATTACAGACTTGAGGGCAATCAGATCCATGCCGGGCTGCAGGCTGTCAAAAATGCCGGCCAGACGAGGATGAGTGGAGGTGCACAGATGGAGGCTACGACGATAAAGCGCAGCGACTCCTTGCTGGCCTATGATGGGCGTGAGGGCTGTGTCCATATCCTGCAAGGTTGAAACAATCGCTTGGGCGATCCTTGCAGTATCAGCATTGGGACCAGCAAGGTGCGCCAGAGAAGCTACGATCTGGCGGCTCTCTTCGCTTAACGTGGACATGACTGACTGATATCTGATGGACAGGGCTTGATGGTACACCCTATAGCTGACTATCGAGCTTCAATTGGACGCAGCATCGCAAATGCTTTCATTTACGATGGCAGAATAACCTTTTTGCACTATCGTTTGATCGTTCGCCATGGGGCGAAGGCAAACCTTTATTAATGGAAGCTATTGGCAGATAAGTGAATCGCCCCGGGTTTCCTAGACACCTCTTTGCCTTAAAATGAGGCCAATCAGGAGGTGCCATGAGCAACCCACGTTATCCCGAAGAATTCAAAATCCAAGCAGTCAATCAAGTGATCGAAAAGAAGCTGCCTGTCGCTGATGTGGCAGCACGTCTCGGTGTATCGACTCACAGCCTTTATGCGTGGGTAAAGCGCTACAGCAAGCCACAGGAAGAACGACAGCAAGGCGATGATCAGCAGGCTGAACTTCGACGTCTTAGGGCGGAGCTCAAGCGGGTCACTGAAGAGCGAGACATATTAAAAAAGGCCGCCGCGTACTTTGCCAAGGAGTGCGGTTGAAGTACGCCTTTATCAAGCAGCAGACTGCCGACTACTCCGTTCGACGGCTTTGCCTGACGCTCAAAATCCACCCCAGTGGCTATTACGCTTGGTTATCCGAACCGCAATCTGCGCGCGCCAAAGACGACCAGCGCCTGTTGGGGCTGATAAAACATTCATGGCTGGAGAGCGGCGGCGTTTATGGCTATCGCAAAATCCATGATGACCTGCGTGAAATCGGTGAGGCTTGCGGTCGCCATCGGGTTGCCAGATTGATGCGTATTGAAGGTCTGCGCTCTCAGACAGGGTACCGCCGACGTCCAGGGAAGTACGGAGGTAAACCTGCGGTGGCCTCACCCAACTTATTGAAGCGTCAGTTTGATGTGGTGGAACCCAACACGGTTTGGGTCACTGACATCACCTACATCCGCACGTACGAAGGCTGGCTGTATTTGGCAGTGGTACTGGACTTGTTTTCTCGCCAAGTAGTTGGCTGGTCAATGAAACCGCAGATGACAAGCGATTTGGCCATTGATGCATTATTGATGGCCGTTTGGAGGCGTAAACCAAAACAAGAGGTGATGGTTCACAGCGACCAAGGCAGCCAGTACAGCAGCTCCGATTGGCGTAGTTTCTTGAAGGCGAACAATTTGGTTGCCAGCATGAGTCGTCGAGGTAACTGCCACGATAATGCTGTCGCAGAAAGTTTTTTCCAGCTTTTGAAGCGAGAACGGATCAAGCGAAAAATCTACATCACACGGGAAGATGCTCGTGGTGATGTATTCGATTACATCGAGATGTTTTACAACGCAAAACGTCGTCATGGTTTCAACAATCAGCTGTCCCCGGTAGAGTTTGAAAAGCGTTACGCAGCGAGCTTGGAGAGTGTCTAAAGAACCCGGGGCGATTCAAAGAGCCTGTCACACATAACCGCTAGAGCCCAGAGGCGTTCAGCCAGCATCAGCCTCAACGCAGGGATAGCAACAGTAAGCAACGCTAGTAAACTGAGGGCAGCAATAAACGTTCGCTGCAACGACGCTGAACATCAATCAACAAGGTCACTTGAAAAGTCCCCCCCAACTTCTCCTCTCTCTCAGAGCCCTTCCGGGCGAATACCCGACCTACAACCTAGCCACTCAATCGCTCCTCCCCTCCGCAATTTCTTTGGCATACATCTGACATGCCTGCAGCGCTATCAGTCCTTGATCGCCGTCGCCGGTGATTCCGATAATTCGTTGAGCATGCGCTGGGTCAAGTTGGGCTCTATGGGAGCCATGAACCACGCCGCCGGTGGTGGTGGGTTGCACTGCGTCACAACCAGTTGTGGGGGCGTCAAGTTGGACTGACAGCCGCAAGTCAGCAGTAGCAAGGCGATCACGCAGGCGTGTTTGTTTGATTTTCTCATCGCTAAGGGCTCTGTAATGGACTTGGTCGCTGGCTGCTAGCCATTGCTCCAAGGCGAGGCGCTTGCTCTGCTCCGCCAGAATTTTCGCGGAGTTACCGTTGGCCAGATTGGTGCGCTCGGTTTGGTGGGCAGCTTCCTTGGTGGCCAACTGCTGACCGTAGGCGTTGGCCTGCCACTCCCATGCGGCCCACGCGCTACCCGCCATCAGGGCCAGGATGATCAGCAGCACCCCGCCCCACTTCACCGCATCGATCTTCACGCCAACACCTTCAGCGCCCGGGAGTAAAGCGCCTGTCGATCGGCCGCGCCGTTCTGGCCACCGTTGATGCGCTGGGTGATGTTGTCGAACTGGCCCGCGTCGGCCAGGGTGTTGAGGCCCTTGGTCGCCCAGAACCATGCTGCCGACATGCAGGCATGCTGTGGCTTCTCCAGCAGCTCGGGCTGCTTGATCAGGTCAAGGCCCAGCCCTTCGCCGCACGCCATGTAGTTGGCCCGTCCGGTGATCTGGATCAGGCCACGCCCCCTGTACTTGGAGCCGTCGCCGACAACGGTGTTGCCAAGGTCTTTGCGGCCTTCATATTTGGCTTGGGCAGCGGTAGGGCCCCAGATTTCCTTGACGTATTTGAGCTGGCCAGACTCATGGCCAATCTGCGCGATAAACGCGGCTACGCGCTTCGCCCCGACGATCTGGTAATGCCCCATCGCGGCTTTGAGTACTGACACAAAAACGCCGGCAACTGGGCCGGCGTTGGGGAGGATCTGCAGGAGTTGTTGCTGGGTAATCGACATAAGTAGCCCTTACGAAAAAACCCGCACAAGGCGGGCCGGGGGTGGGTTTGTGCGGGTTAGAGCTGAACGATTTTCAGGGTCTTCTCAGGCTTCTTGCCCTTGACCTTGGCCTTGCCCTTCTTGCCGGCGTTGCACTCGATCGTCGTCGACCAGCCTGACTGCGTGAAGACCTGTTCCCGGGAGTCAACCAGATACTCGCCATCGAGCCCGTCCTTGAATCCTTGGGCGTTGATCATCCGCTCTGCGAACAGATCAGAACGCCCGGGCATTTCCAGCCGCACACCTGCAGTCGAGCGGTTGAACGCCGCTAAACGCGCCTTGGCTGCCTGTTCGGCGGCGGTCTTGTTCGGGTGGATATGCCGATCGGTATGCACCGGCGGCAGGCCGTCCGGGGCGTCATCATTGTTCAGATTGACCACCGCCAGTTTGCCAGTGGCTTTGTCCTGGTACTTGGTGCTGACAGCCTTGTGGGTCGAGCGATCGCCCAGCCTAAAGCTGTAGCGGCTGACGTCCGTTCTGTTGATGGTCACGACGCCCAGCGTCTTGCCGCTGGCCGTGACACCGCCCTGACGCGGCATAACGATCAACTTGCCGTCAGCGACCTTGGCCGTGCAGTCGTGTTGCCGGGCCAGACGGGTGATGAAATTGAAGTCCGACTCGCCCAACTGGTCAGCCCGGGGCACGATCGTGGCCACCGTACAGGCTGGCTCCCAGCCGTTACGCCGGGCCACGACGCTGACGATGGTGGCCAAGCTATCGCCCTCCCAGCTACCGCTACGGGTGGTCTTGCCACTGCCGCGCATATCGCTGGCCTTACCGCGAATCACCAGCGTGTCCGGCGGACCGGAGACTTCGACCTCATCGACCATATAGCGGCCTTCCCGGGACAAGGTCGACCCGGCATAGCCCAGATAAATTTCGATGCTTGCGCCCCGCGACGGCAACGTCACAGCGCAGTCACGGTCATCAATGCGCAACTCAAACTCGTCCGACTCCATTCCGGGCTTGTCCGAGGTACGAAGCAGCAACAGCCGGTCGTTGATCATGCGGGTGATATCGCTGCCATCGGCGACGATGCGAAAAACGGGCGTCATATCCAACTCCAACAAAAAGCCCCGCACAAAGGCAGGGCTCAGGTTTCAAGGCGTGTTACGCGCAACGATCAGCTCCAGAGCTGGACGGCCTGCTCGTCGCTGGCCAGCGGCAAGTCCGGCAGGACGATCAGCACGCCACCGCGATACGGCTCCGGCTCGGCGGCCAGCCCGGGATTGGCCTCCAGCACCGCCTCCACGCTACCGTTGAGGTGGCCATAGGCGTTGTGGCAGATGGTGTAGAGCTTGTCGCCTTCAAGCGTTCTGCAGGTCTTCGCCATAACGGACAAACTCCAAACTAAAGCCCTGCTTGCGGGGGATTCCGCCCTGCAGGAACGCGCTTTGGTCCTCAGTGATCGAGGTCAGGCACCAATCCCCCAGGACGTAGCCATAGCCCGTGGTCAGGCCCAAAGGAACCAACAACCCGCCGATACTGCGCAGGGTGTCCAGTTGCTTGAGGCCGCCCCGATGCCCGGGAAAGATCGAACCCTTAAGGGTTATTTTGTCGTCGCCCATGCCCACCGCCTGCTGTGCCGGCCGACGCATCAGGCGCTCTTGCGAGGCCCAGCGAAAGCCGCTCTGCCGATTCAGTTCCTCAAAGGCTGCCGTATCCAGATTGAAGTAATACGGCGGTGCCTCATGCTTGTGCGGCTGCAGGATCAGCAAATGGGGAAACGGCTTCACCGCCTCCACTGCCGGGGTGGTGTCAGTGGCAAAGATGCTGGTCGGCAGGATGTTGCTCAGCGCGGGATTGATCTTGCCGGCAATCTGGTTGATCGCATTTTTAGCCCGGGTTGCCTGCTCACCCAGTACCTCCAGCCGCTGCTCGATCTGCGAAGCGGCGCGGGTGGCTTGGTTGTAGACCGCGACCACCGACCCCACTTTGGCCTGCGCCGCGCTGATACTGCGCATGACCCGCTGCAGCTTTTCCCCGACCATCGGGCCAATGACCGGCAGGGTCTCCAGCTCCGACGCCGCGCCGGTCATTTCACTGATTGCGCCGTTAACCGGGCCCATCATCCCATCTAGACTTCGCCGCCCCGCTTCACCGGCCGTGGCCAGGTAACTGACCGTGCTTTGCATCTGTTCCATATAGGCCATATCACCTCCTTACCCGATATGCGGGGCGTCGTATAACTTGCGGTCATTGGCCCGGCGGGCGCTGTCTTCCATCTGCCGGGCGAAGTCATTCAACTGGCCTTGCATCATGGGTTGCAGCTTGCGCATCAGTTCGTCGGGGTCTTTCACATCACCCTGAATGGTGATGGGCATGTGCGGAGCAAAAGTGAATTTCTGATCGATCGGCGCGGGCTTGGTCTCGGTTTTGAGCACCAACGGCGACGGGGCTTGTGGCCGGCCGGACTGGGCCGACATCGAGCGCACCACATTTCCTGGCTCTGCGTCGTTGCCGAACAGCGATTTGGCAAACGAAGACCTGCCGAACATGCCACCCACGGCATCACCGCCCATGCCCCCTAAAAACGCGCCGACCAGACCGCCCACCGCCGTGCCGATGATCGGCACCACGGAACCGATGGCAGCGCCGGCGGCGGCTCCCGCCACCGATCCGGCTAAGCCCCCGGCAGCACCGCCGTAGCCTTCGGCTTTCTCCTGGGTGGTCTTGGCTGTGGTGTAGGTGTCAAAGGCCTTGATACCGGCCTCAAACACGGTGCCGGCAGGGATGGCCTTCCCCGCCTTGCTGATAGTGCCCACGGCGTTCATCAACCGAGCGCCCAAACGCGGCGGCACGGGTGGGGGTGCCGGCGGACGGGGCGGACCCCGGCGCCGCGAGCGACGTCCACCACGACCGCCACCAGGACCACCGCCAATGTCGCGGGCATTGACCACAAACACCTTTTGCGGCTCAGAGCTTTCACCGTCCTCACCGCCCTTGGCTTCACGGATTACATCGAGCAGCTTCAGGCCGGTTTCGACCGGGTCAAGTTTGGTATCTGCAGCGCCCTCACCGTCCTTGTCCTCGTCCTTGCGGCCCAGCAACGCATTGAGTCCTGACGAGACCAGCGCTTTGACTGCATCACCCTTCTCATCGCCGCCGTCAGCACCGCCCAGCGCCTCCTTGGCGTTGGTGACAAAGACCGACTGCACACCGGCACGACCTCCACCACCGCCACCCAGTCCGCCACCCAGTCCGCCACGGGCCAGATTGACAAGACCCCGGCCGATTTTGAACGCACCCAGCAAACTGGTCACGACGCTGGCACCGGTGGCCAGCGCCGTCAGGCCCATCACCAGCTTGGGAGACTCGTCCGACAGCTTGGTGATGCCCTTTACCACCGTGGTCAGCCCGGTGGCCACAGCATCCGTGACTGGGCGAATGGCATCGCCCACGCTGCGCATGGCATCGTTGCCCGCCTGAATCGTCTCGGCCCATTTTTGCGATGAGGTGTCGCGCCGTTCCGACAGGTTTTTGTCGAGGATGCCCGAGGCCCCGGCGGCCTCATTCTTAAGCTGCTCGTACAGCGCTTTGTTCTGCACATAGGCGGTCAACGCCGACTTGACCTGCATGTCGGCAAAGATATCGCCGGTGCGCAGCGCCTGCTCCAGGCTGCTGAGCATGGCCTTGGCCTTTTCCGGGTTCGCTTCCTTGCTGATCTGGGCCGTAGCCTCGGCCATCTTCGCGGCTTTCTTCGGGTCGGTGGCTTCGATGTAGCGCTTGGCCAAGCCGAAACTGGCCTCCAGCGTGGACATGCCACCCTGAATACCGGTGTTGAGCGAGCCCTGATAATCAATGCCCGCCTTTGAATAAGCATCAACCACTTCGCCGGAGCCGATTTTCTCCATCCAGTTTTTGAGGTTGTTGGCCGCTTCGTCGGAGGTGCCGGCAGTTTTCATCTGCACTTGGAGCATTGCCCCCAGCTGCGTCACCGCGTCCATACCGGTGATGCCCTGTTTCTGCATGCTTGCGAGCAGTTGCGGGAACCAACGCGCCATGTCACTGGCCTCAAAACTGCCCGCCTGCCCTTGGAAAGCCACTGCTTCCAAGGCCTTTTCCAGCACCTTGGGGTCGGTGATATTGGCGTTACTCTGCAGTGCCTGGATCATCTTGGCGGTATCGACGCCGCTGGAACCCTGCCCCACTACAAACTTGGCAGCGACTGGGGCAAACTCCATCGCCTGCTTCAGATCCATCCCTGCGCCTACCAACTGGTTAACCACATCGGCCACTTCGTTGCGGCCCATGCCGATATCGTTCGACGTGGCGATGATGCTGCGCGACATGTCGGCCTCTTGCGCCGAACGGGCCACGCCGGCCTTGATCGCAATGTCCCGGATAATCGCCTGATAATCGGCGCTGACTTTGGCCGTCACGGCCACCATTCCGGTGGCCACCACGCCCTGCGCAACCCCTGCGCGCACCTGCTGCTTGCCCTGATCGATCTGGCCAAAGCCTTTGGCCTTCAGTTCAGCGCTACGCCCAGCCCGGCCAAGACGGTCGTATTCCTTGGCCAGCCGGCCGACTTCCACGCCTTCCTTACGCAGGACGCCGAGGTTTCTCTCCAGCCGGTTCAGCAGCGCTTGCGCGCCCTTCTCACCTGCAGCGTGGGACTTTCGCCACTCATCCCGCAGACGCATGGTTTCGCCGATCGTGCTCTGCAGTACCCGGGCCTTCTTGCCCTGTTCGCTGAGCTTCTTAACGCGGCTCTCTACATCTTTAAAAGCAGCGCCCACGGTTGAGCTCACCGCTCCGCCGATTACCAGGCCGAGCGACATGTTGTTTGCCATAGGAGTGCCCTGTTACGTGTAACGGAGGGGGTGGCTCAATCCGTGAGCCACCACAGCATGCGGTTAAACGGCATGGCCTCGATCTCGCTGGCCGAGAAGTGAAACTCCCGAGCCAGGTACTTGGCCGCCGCTTTAATCGTGGTAGGCGTAAGGTTCATCATCTTCGACCAAGCGAAAATAGCCGGCCTGCAGGCGGTTGTAGTCGACGATGGTCATGGCGCTAATGTCCTTGTCGCCGGACCCCGTGAGGGAGGCGAACAAAATCAGCTCACGCTTTTCAGCATCACCGCCGGACTGGACGGTGGCTTGCTGTACATCCTTGACGGTGGGTGCGCGTAGGCTGATCCGATCGACTTGGATTTGGTTGATCTCGGTAGGTTTGCGCAAGGTGATGGTGGCACCCTCGGCCGTCAGTTCGAGCCAGCTTGGCAGTTTTTTAGTAGCAGCCATGTTCATTGTTCCTTAGAGGCCCAGGGCGTTCCGCACGTCAGCCAGTTGGTCCACGCCATCGATGACGCGCACGCAGTTGATAGGATCGATTTCAAACATCACGCGCCCGTCGATTTCGAGCTTGTAGTAGGTGACGTCCACGGCGTACTTGAACTCGGCCTTGGACCCGGCCGACCACTCGCCCGGGTCGACTTCACGCAGACCACCACGCAAGGTGGCGACCACGGCGGTGACTGCGCCTTTCTGGCCCTTGAAGGCACCGCGAAACGAGGCGTCGAAACCCGTCTGGTCAAAGGCACCGAAGTACTTCAGTACCTCGCGGCGAATACCGTTAGTGGAAAAGCTGGATTCCAACTTTTCCAAGCCCATGTCCATCGCCACCGGCGCGTCCATACCCCCGCCGCGATACTCCTCGGTTTTCACCGTGACCTTGGGCAGGCTCAGGCTCGGCACATCACCCTGAAGGCTTTGGCCAGCGATAAACATGTTGGTGTTAAACAGGGTTTGCGGAATCATTAAACGCCTCCTTAGGCTTCCAGAACTTCAGTCAGCCACTGGTTCGTGACTTCAATTTGGAAAATCGGGTTTTCCGCCGGCGGCACGTCGGTAAAGCGAATGGTCCAATACACCTTGCCCTGCTCGATCTGCGTGGCCGTGGTCTTTTCAAGGTCGGGGTAAACCTCAAAGTTGATCACCGCACCCTGCGCTTTCAGGTCACGCATAAAGGCGTTAATCGTCTCGGTCACATCCTTGACGTAGGTCTTGGTGATGCCCCGATCGACCGCCCATTTCATGCCCGCCTGAATCGCGTCCATGACCATGTCGGTGGTGCGCACGCGGGTGACAAAGGCCCACTTGGCATCCGAGGACAAGGTGCGGTTGCCCCACAGGCGATAGCCGCCGTCACGGATGATGGTGGTGATGTTTGCGCCGTTGAGCAGGTTCGCGCGGCAGGTCTTATCGCCGTCCAGGTACTCGACGGGGCGCACCGTACCGGTGATGCCCGCAATCTCCTTGTTCGACGGCGAGGACCAGAAACCAAAGCGCGAATCGGTCTGCGCAAACAGGCCCGCAGCGATCGCTGAACCCGGAACCGACACATCGCCATTGAGCGTTGTGCTCCACTGCTTGACCGCCGGATCGACCATAAACAGGCGCTTGGAGCCGAAGGTTTCGGCATACGCGATCGCCGCCTCGTCGGTGGTGTTCGGCCCATCAATAATGCCGATCGCCTTCAACTTGCCGGCCAGCACATCCATCGCGGTGGCCACTGCTTCCGTGGCGCTGTGCTTGGGCGCAATGACTAGCCGCGGCTGCAGGTTGAACAAGCTCTTGCCATCAAGCAGCGCCTGCAGGCCGGTGCGCGTGCCGTCCGCCGACACACCGCCGATCACGGCACTGGTCAAAACTGCAGCTTCGGTATCCGCCGGCACACCGACCGCCACGATGGCCGCTGCCGACTGGTTGAAAATGGCTTTGCACGCTCGTGTGATGGCCGAGTCAGCACCGAACGCGGCCACCGCTTCGCTCTCACGGGCAAGCAAGATGGGCACGTTGGATGCCACCAGACCCAGCCCCGGGGTGAAGGTGTCGACCAGGCCGATGATCGAGGACGAAGGCAGCGCGATAACACGGGCGCCGGTCTCGACCAGCGACACGGTAATGCCGTGAAAGAAGTCGGTAGAACTCATGGTTTTCTCCATAGAAACGAAAAAACCGCCCAATAGGCGGTTGCAGTACTGCATTGGAACTGGTGTTTACATCGGCGTGACGCGATACCCGACTGCGAGCCAACGGATACCAACGGACTGAATATTGGGCGAGTATTCAGTCAAACTGATCGTGAAATCCGTTGCTTTCAAAAGGGTCTCGTTCAAGGAGCAGGTCACGGTAGAGGCCGCCCAGTTACCGCCCGGATGTTGAGTAATCACCGGGATAACGATGAAAGGCTTGGTGTCATACGGATAAGGAAACGTGAATTTGACGCCACGCTCGCCGGGCGGCTGGTCGCCCAGGTACAGCGCTCCCCACTGCACAAACAAACCCGTGTCCTTATCCCACCAGAAACCAGCCGGGTCGTGGTAAAAACTCGCCGGTGTACCCGCGCCAATTCCCGCCCGGGCTTCGGCCGGTGTGCCACCGCCAGTGCCGCCGCGAACCACCGGCAGAACCCCGCTAGCTATCTTGCCGGCATCCAGCGCGGCCATGACCAACTGGATGTTGACGTCGCCGCTACCGTCGAACCAGCCCATACCGGTGGCAGCGCCGCCAAAGGTCAGCGCCCGGCCGGTCTGCAGCTTGGTCGCGGTACCGGCTTTGGCCGAGGTTGGGCGACTCAAGGTGCCGGTGGTGATCTTGCCGGCATCGAGCGACGGAATATCCGCTGCCAGTAAGGATTCGGCCTTAACAACCAAGCCCTTCGCAGTCACAGTCACCTTGGAGTAGGTGCCTGCCTTGATGCCCGTATCAGCCAATGTCAGGGCGATTTGAGCATTGTCCGACCCATCAAATTGAGCCTCGCCCGTCGCTGCACCTGATACCGAAATAGTGCGCGCCGTTTTGAGTCTGACGGCACTCCCCGCCTCGCCCTTTCCGA